AAGCCTTGTCTTCGATCAGCACAACCGCCGCATTATAACGGTTCGCTAATTCGCGAACGGAACGCTTGAGGTCGGGAAAGTTGAGTTTGCGACGAAAGACATCGAGCAGATACATCCGCTGATCTTTCAGACCCCAGGTGGTGCACGCGCTGAAATTTGCAAGCTCCGTATCCTTGTTCGCGGTATCCCAGCTCTGAACTATCTGCTCGAATTTTTCCGGTAGGTCTCTGACGCCGTAGAACTTCAGCCATTCCCTTTTGACGATATTGCCAGAGGGGGGTTGCGGGTTTTGTTGATACTGCGCGGTGAAATTGTAGTCGGTCATCGCGCGACGGTGGACTTCCAACGTCGTTGGTGACAGTAGGGAAGGTTGCAAAATCTCCCCTGTCCTCCGCTGAATTTGCTTGCGGCCATAGGGCGTTTGGATGTTGTAGATCTCATCCTGTTCGGCGATCGCAGGGAACGACAGCACGTCCCATCGCTCAGTTTGCTGGACGTGAGCAACGAGATCGTCGGCATGCAGGCGCTGCATGACAATGATGATTGCTCCCTTCTCCTGGTTGTTGAGCTGGCTGCGAAGCGTGTTGTCATACCATTCATTCACTGAGCGGCGACGAGATTCCGATAAGGCGTCGTCCGCCTTCAAAGGGTCGTCGATAATAATAAGATCAGCGCCGCGGCCGGTGAGGACGCCGCCGATCGACGTGGAAAGTCGGTATCCGCCATTTGTTGCTTCAAAGTCCGAAATCGCCTCGCGGCCTTTTGACAGGCGGGTATCGAACAGTGCTTCATAGAACGCACTAGTCATAAGGGTTCGCGACCTGCGGGCAAGATTGTCGGAGAGGTCCTGCGCGTAGGTAACCGACAAGATCTGCTTGGCGGGGTCATGCCCCAAAACCCAGGCCGGAAAAGCAATCGAAATCGCAAGGGATTTGAGATGGCGTGGAGGTACGTTGACGATGAGGCGTTTGCAGCGGCCGCGTCTGACATCCTCCAGCTTTGCCGCGAGCACTTCAATGTGCCAGTTCGAATGAAACTCTGATTGCTCTAACTCTGAGAACGATCGATGGATGAAGGCACAGAGGTCGTGGCGCAACAGGTGCGCATACATGTTGGCTGGGGAGGGCGCCATCTTAGTCCTCTGGCTTCTCTTGTTCGCATTGTTTCATACGCTCGTAGACCGCGCGGAGAACCTCGATGTCGGGCGCACTGAGAGGAAACTGGGTGGGCTTAACGGCGGCAGCCCGGGTTTCAATTTCGTCGATCCAGTCTAGGAATTTGCCCATGGCGGCATGGTCGCCGCTGGCTGCTTTCGTCGCGAGCTGCATCGTCGTTGCTTGGATCTTCGAAATTTTCCGAGTTTTCCCGCCCACGGTGGCGGTGACGTGGTCGCGGGCGGCCTCCATGATGAGGGTGCTGAGATTTTTCGACCCCTTCGGTCGCCCCTCCGGATGACCGCTCTGACCGGGTTTAAATCGCGTGTGCAGGGGCGGATTACCGCGGCTGACCTTTTGTACCGCGCCGTCGCGCCCTGCTGATTGCATGCTTTTTGCTTTTTTGGTCATCTTTTTTCTCCTCTGAACGCCGGCGGCTCACGACGGCGAAGTCCAGATTGGATTCGGTGTGTACTGCTTTGAGGCCATACACCGCGTCGAACCTGCGGATTGTGGTGTCGACTTAATGGGGATCAATTTCGATCCCGAAGCCGCGCCGTCCGGTTTTCTCGGCCGCGATCAGGGTAGTGCCACTGCCGGCAAACGCGTCAAGAACCACACCACCGCGCTTGGAGCAATCGAGGATCGCGTCGGCTACCAGGGCTACCGGCTTGACGGTCGGGTGCATAGCAAGTTCGGTACCCCGATCGCCTCCAAAGGTGTTTAGGCCCGCGTAGTTCCAGACATTGGTGCGGTTGCGACCAAAGCGGCCCAATTCGACGTTATTGATGTGCGGGGAGCTACCGTTCTTGAACACGAAGACCAGTTCATGCTGTGACCGGTAAAGGCTTCCCATGCCAGCATTGGTTTTCGACCAGACACAGAGATTTTTCAGTTCGCGGTATGGCTTTGCAGCTGCGTCTAGTAGTTCCCGGACGTGGCGCCAGTCCATGCAGATGAAGTGTATTGATCCGTTGGTGCTGAAGTCGACGAAGCGGATAAACACCGCCTTGAGAAATTTGGTGAACTCGTCTGAGCTCATCTCACCGGACGCCATTGCAAACTCGCGATGCCTGACCTTGCCAAGGCCTGAAACGTGGCCTGCGATCGCTACATTATAGGGAGGATCGGTGAACACCATCTGGGCCTTTTTTGCGCCAAGAAGCTCGGTGTAGTTGTTACTATCCAAGGCATCGCCGCAGAGTAGGACGTGATTCCGGATGCGCCAGCGGTCGCCCCGGCGCGCGACGGCAGGCATCGAGCGATCGACCTCAGGGACTTCGTCGGCTTCATCGGGCGTGCCTTCGTTTAAGTCTTGGATGAGCAGATCGGCTTCGGCCGTCTCGAAGCCGATCACCGTGACATCAAAATTCAACTCGACCGAGAGCTCCTGGAGTTCGAGCGCCAGCAATGCGCGATCCCACCCGGCATTCTCGGCGAGCTTGTTGTCAGCAATAACATAAGCTCGGACCTGAGCGGGTGTCAGGTGATCGACACGCACGGTCGGGACATCACTCATGTCGATGAGTTTGGCCGCCTCTACTCTACCGTGTCCCGCTATAATTCCGTCGGTACCATCAATAAGGACCGGGCTAATAAATCCGAATGCTTTGATGCTGGTTGCAATCTGCTGGATTTGCTTTTTACTGTGTGTGCGTGGGTTTCTTGTCCGTGGCTTTAACTGGCTGGGGCTCTTGTAGGTAATCTTCAACGCGCGCATGCATTGCCTCCAGCATCGGTGCTCCAGTCGGTACTGCGTCGAGGTGGCGCGATGACTGTCAGCGTGATGAGCAACTAACAAATCAACCTTTCTCTTCTCCTCCCGCTGCATGAGTCGCAAGCAAAAAGTTCTGTTCTAAGTCTTTGATATTGCGCCAATTAGGTGCGGACTTTCGTTGATTTTGCCCGGAGAAATCGTGATTCGTGCCTTCTGGGAGACGGTGGAGCGTTTCCACGTTGGAGATTCACCAGCTGGCCTCGTGATTCCGCGTGCTCGATTTAGTAGGCCGACGCCGAGTGGTCAGAGCTGAAAAGTCCTGGCGCGATCGAGCCTAGAAGAGTCGCAATCGTAGTTGGGTGCAAGATCGGGCGACTAAGTTGACAGAACGTGCTGGGCCAACAGAGGGTGACGGGCTCATCCACCAGCAGCCGCGCTTTTCCCTGTTATTTCCGTCCAGTTTCCCTGTTTTGCCGGTGTTGTTCCCTGTAAGTTTTGAGAGGGCAATTTGTTGAAAAGCCAGCGTGCGTACAGAGTTTTCTGGCCATCGCATCAAGATCGTGTTGCCCAATTGCTCATTCTCCCCTGTATTTTTCCCTGATACCGGTTATTTGCGCCAAGAAGACGGGTTCGGGGCAGCTTAAGCCGCAGCTTTGTCTTCCTTGTCCGCGCCGCGCATAACGGTCTTCAGCGCATCATCCGACAGCGGCGCTGCAGCGCCGTGGCCTCGTCCCATAACGCGCGCATCCAAATGTCGCATTCCTCATCGGTCGTCAGGATCACCCGGCAGGGAAAGGCGTAGTCAATCCGTCTCTGCGAATTTTATTGTTGAAACCGGCCACTTGCCTTCGTGACCTCCGACAGAAATTCGCAGTCCATGGAATTCATCGAGCCAAACTTCCTCTACAGTACCGGCCTTTCCGTCGGTCAGGATGACGGCTCTGCCAACAAGCTCGGATCGAGCTTCATTGAATTCGGCGAGGATGGCGCACGCTCTCGCTTTGGCTCTTGGCACGATGTAGCTCGCATAGGTTGCAAGGTGACCGGCGTCGCATATGAAAGCGTGAAACTCGTGGCAAACGCACGGCAATGGGGTGGTCCATGGAACCTCAGGCCTCGCCTGCGCTACAGATCACCGGAGCCGATAGTTGAGAAACACGCCCGGCATCGTGCAGGTTGCCGAGGTTGACGACGCGGAACAGCGCGATGATCGCGGCTTGGCTGGTGGTGATGCTGTAGAGGTTGCACATGCCGCTATGATTTCTTCAACCCAAATCCGGCAGCGATCCAACGACCAATCGCAACCAAGCCATATACAATGATCCATACGACCAACAATTGGGACCGGCGTGTAAGCCGTGGCTGTGCTTGTACGGATGTTTCGTCGCCGATCTGTCGCAGCCAGCTCGTGGATAAACGGTGCAAACATCAGCCTGTGCACCTCGGTGCACAGAGCCGATCGGCTTCGAATGCTAGAGAATCGGGCTCCATGACCTTGGTTGGCGTAGGCATGGATGGAGGGACTTGAGCCCTGTCGCAACGATCCCGTGCGGCAGGGTTCTTTTGTGGAGTCGGCGGGGCGCGACGCGACGCGCGCGACGGTACAAATGCTCGCGCCCCGGCGTCGTAATCACCCAGGCGTTTCGCGTCGTCGCCTCGCGGCAGAACGCCAGATGCCAATCGGCGCGCTGGGCCACGCGGCCAATGCCAGCATCGAGGACGTCCTGGCGGAGGGCTCTACCTGGACTTGGCGGGACGGTCCGAACAATTCCCAGCCGATGACGGCGGGGCCGGCGCTCTGCTATTGCATAGGTCAAAGCATGGGCGGCCCGGTGCAGCGCGAGGGGCACCGGAAGGCCGGCGAGTGGGAGGTTGCCATGCGTTCAGGCGTTCTCTTTGCAGCGATGCTCGCAGCGTCCAGTGTGTCCGCCGACGAGCCGCCGTTGACCATCGGCCAACTGCTCGGACAAGGCTGG